ACAGTCTCGCGAATGAAATTCTGGATGGATCGAACACTTGAAGTAAATAAATCATTTGAAAAAGAGTAAATGGCAGAATTAGTTCAGTCTATAAGGATCGAGTTTGACGATGCAATAAGCGCGGGGATTAAACGCGCTACTGCACAAACAAAGACCCTTACATCTAATTTAAATAAGGCTAGTAAGTCTCTTAGAAATATGGGCAAATCGTCTATTGATCTAGGTAAGAAATTAGGGATTGGATTAACTGCGCCTATTGCATTGGCGGGTGCAACAATGGTAAAAACTGCTATTGATGCTGAAGAAACAGCAAACAAATTCAATGTAGTATTTAAAGACGTTGCCGATCAATCAAAGGTAGTAGCTGAAGCATTGGCGAAAAATTACGGCATGAGTCGTGAAGAGTCGCAGAAGCTTCTTAGTAATACTGGTGATTTATTGACAGGTTTCGGAATGTCAGGCGCAGAAGCTCTCAAAATGTCAGAGAGTGTTCAGAAATTGGCAAGCGATTTAGGATCATTCAATAATATTAGTGCCGAGCGAGCAAGTGAAGCGTTGACAAGTGGTTTACTAGGTGAACGTGAAGCCATGAAATCATTAGGTATAGTTATCAATGAGGAAATGGTCAAGCAGATGGTTGAAGCTATGACCGTTGCGGGTAAATTCACTAATGAAACCGAGCAACAGCGAAAAGCCATAGCTACACTTAAACTTGCAACTATGCAGTCAGGTAATGCTATAGGTGACTTTGCAAGGTCGCAAGGTTCACTCGCTAATCAGATTAAAATATTAAAAGCTCAAGCCAGTGATTTATCTGCTGAATTTGGGGCGGTAATGATTCCTGTTATTCTTGATTTAATTAATTCAGTTAAGCCAATGATAGCAAGGTTTAAGGAAATGACACCCGAAATGAAAAAAACGATTGTAATTATAGGGGCTGTTGTTGCTGGCATTGCTCCATTGCTTATTGCGTTTGGATCTATAGCAACTGCGGTAGGGTCAATTATTCCTATATTCGCAGGACTAGGCACAGTATTAGCGACAGTGGCAGGGGCATTTACAACTGTTGCGGGCGTTATTTCTGCACCTGTTATTTTGGCATTAACCGCACTCGCTATGATTGCCATAGTGATAAAAGAAAATTGGACAGAACTAAAAGAGTTCTTTGTCGCTTTTTGGGATGGTTTAGTGGCTGGTGTCAAATATGCAGATGAATTTATTCAAGGGTTCTTAGGGTTTTCACCATTAGAAGAAGTTCAAAGCGCATGGGAACCTGTAAAAGATTTCTTTATGCAGTTGTGGGATGATATAGTCGAAAGTTTCAATAAATCTATTGAAAATATACGAGCAATCATTAGTTCTGTTACCGATAAAGTAAAAGCGGTTACTGACAGAATCAAAGGTGTAACAGGTGGAGCGAGAGAACTAGGGGAAAAAGTCAGAGGAAAAGTAAGCGGTTTCTTTGATAGTATAAATCCATTTTCAGATGATGAAGAAGAAATCACGCAACCGACACGATCAAACGCAATAGCGAATCAATCTAATATCAATAACAACAACAATAATGTTGTTGTTAATTTGGCTGTTGATAAAAACGGCAATCCTATTATGGAGTCAGCAAGTTCAGATAATGGTTTGAATAATGTTGATGTAAACATGGGATTAGTTATACCTTAATATCATGGCATGGAGAGAAGAAGTAAAGGGCGCGAGTTTTAGGGGTATCAGATTTTATGTTGATACTTCTGATGTATCATTTGGACGCAGAAACTCACTCCACGAATACCCTTACAAAGACCGCCCATATGTCGAGGATTTAGGGCGCAAGGCAAAAACATTTTCATTCAATGCCTATCTATTGGGTGATGATTATATTCGTGATAGAACGCGATTAATCAAAGCGATTGAAAGTAATTCAGAGGCTGGAACTTTAATACACCCGACACTTGGAACAGTTCAGGTAAAGCCTACTGATAATTGCAGTATTTCAGATAATGGGAGGCAAGGGGGCAAGGGAGTAATACGGCTTGAATTTGTTGAAGCTGGCGAAAATACTTTTCCTAATGTTTCGCTTTTCACGGATTCTAAAATATTAAGCATCTTTTCAGATGTTCAAGCGTCTTTAAAATCTGCATTCCCTGAAGTTTATAAAGTTGCTGGATTTTCAGGATTTGTTGTAAACTCTGCAATAGATTTAACTCAACAGTATATCGAAACTTTCAGGAGTGTTCAAAATATAGGTGTTAAGGTAGCAGGAAAGGCAAGCGACTTTAAGAGAAACCTTGCAAGTTTTGAGGATAATTTAAATCTTATTGCTACTGATCCAGTTGAGTTCATCAATTCTATTTCAGATTTATTTGACGATTACGATGCTATTTTCGAAAATCCAAATGATAAATATGAAGCAACGAAAGACTTTCAAGCATTTTCCCCTGTTTTAGAGCCAACTAAATATGAAACACCAAGCAGGACTCAACAAGCATCAAATAATAATCAAATCATTGAAACTATGCGCTCTTTTTCTTTGGCGGTCATGTCTAAGGCTACCGCAGAGGAAACTTTCAATTCAAAAGCTGAAGTAACAGAGAGAAGAAACGAGATTTTGGATATTTATGAGACTAGAATCGAACAAGCAGGAATAGCGGAACAATCTCAAGTAAGATCGGATATGATTAATATGAGGTCTGCAACAGTTGGATATTTGAATGAGTCTAGTGATTCCTTGCCAGATTTAAAAACAGTTTCTTATAATGCTACTATTCCAGCTTATTTTATAGCGAATGAATTATATGGTGATGCTTTGAGGTATGACGAAATTGTAAACGACAATAATATTAAACACCCTTTATTTGTGCCAATGGGTGAAGATTTGGAAGTCCTTACATCATGAGTATGCAGTTTCGCATAAATGGAAAATCGTTTGATGGTGCTAAGTCTGGAACTATTAATATAGGAATAGATTCTATTGCAAACTCATTCAATGCTGTCATTACTAATTTCTGGTCAAGTTCTGTCACTGAAATAAAAGCGGGTGACAGTGTAGAAATATATATGGATGAATCGAAACGATTTAGCGGGTGGATTGATAACGCTCAACCCTCAATAGGTGGAGATGGAAACCTTGTCAATATTAGCGGTAGAAGCAAGTCAGGTGATATTATCGACTGCACACCCGACACTGCACAATCAGAATTTAAAAATCAAACATTAGAATCATTGATAGGCGCATTAGTTTCACCATTTGGAATATCAGTTAGCGCGAAAGTATCAACTGGCGAGATTATAAAAACGGCAAATTATGAGCAGGGCGAAACGATACTTGAATTTATTAAAGATGAAGCTGTCAAAAAAGGTTTGCTTCTCTATTCTGATAGCGCGGGCAACATTGTAATTGATCGAGCTGGAACCGTATCTAGTGGATTGAATTTTATTGAAGGTGAAAACATTCTTGATTGCTCTGCTAGGGTTGATTATTCGAATCGTTACAGTAAATACATAGTAAAGGGTGATCAACAATCTAACAGTTTCATAAGTGAAGAAGATGCCACACAATCAATTGCGATTGCTACTGATACAGAGATTAGATACAGACCATTGATAATTATAGTTGATGGTGTTGCTGATAATGATATATGTGCACAGAGGGCGAAATGGGAAGCGAAAATAAGGAGGGGCAAATCGGTTTCATATTCAGTAAGATTACAAGGTTGGTATTTCAATTTAAATGAAACTTGTGTTTTACAATCTGAGAGGATAGGGGCAAACAGTGAACAATTACTTATATCTAGGATTCGTAATTCTTTTAGCCCTTCGGGTAAAATATGCGAAATGGAATTAGTAAGACCAGATACATTCGCAGAAGCCCCCACTTTAGCACTTGACAAACCAAAGAAAGAAAACCCATATTTTAAAGAGTTTGGTTTATGAGTTCTTCTATTGATAATTTATTGACGCGCGCAGTAATGCAAAGGTTTTCCCAAGATCAAGGGAAACAATATTTGCAAGTCACTGGCAAGGCGGGTGAGGTTAGATCGGACGTTGAACAGATTTGTCAATATGGGTTCAGGTCAAGACCGCTTGCAGGGTCAAGGGGTGTTATGCTCGCATATAAAGGAAATAAAGATAATGCCTCCGTTATTTGTGTTGATGATCAAAGATATGGTCAAGATGAATTAGAAGAGGGTGATGTAATGCTTTACAATGAAGCATCTGCACGAGTTATTTTGAGAGATGATAAAATTTTAGCTAGTTCTGATGAAGAAATAAGCGATACGGTCAATCTTTCATTTGTAAAAATACTTGATGGCTCTATCGAAACAAATGTCAACGGCACTAAGACAGTGACCACAGACGGAGAAGTAAAACACACAGTTGGAAGCACTACATTGACTATTTCAGGGTCTAGTATAGTTTTTGCGGTAGGTGGGAAAACATATACATTTGACGGAACAGAAATGAATACTGATGGAGATGTAACTAGCAACGGTGTAACACTTGATAGCCATACTCATGGCGGTGTTGAAACAGGTTCAGGAGATACAGGACAACCAAACTAATGAGTGTAGAAAGAACAGACGCTATAATCGCATGGGATGAACCGAATCAAGTATTTGACATTTCAATAGGTGATAATGGAGATTTAAAAACTGACATTGATTTAAAAACTTCATTGCTAGTTTCTATCCTTGCGGATCGTAGAAGCCTCAATAATGATTCGATTCCTAATTCGCGCGGGTGGGTTGGTGATGCGATCAAAGAAGATGATGAAACTATAATCGGTTCTAGGATCTGGCTACTAGGTAGACGCAAGCAAACTATTCAAACTTTGCAGGAACTAGAAATCTATGCACAAGAGGCATTAGATTGGTATGTTGACCAAGGGATAGCAGAAGATTACAATTTGCAAGTATATCATCAAGACAAATTAAGGGGTATTACTTGTTTAGATGTTGAATTAATCCGACCTTTAGGCAATATTAATAAAACATTTAACTTTACATGGGAGCAATTTGATTCATGAGCTTTAAGATTCCAACACCGCAAGAACTTCGGGACCAGAATTATAACGAGTTAGAAACCGAGATAGAAGGTTCTAACCCAAGATTACAGAATAGTTTTCTTAATGGTATCGCTAAGATGACCTCACTCGCTATTCATGGCGTTTATATTTATCTGAAATATCTATTTAAGCAAATATTCGTAACTACTGCTGATTCTGAATTTCTTGATTTACATGGTTCTCCTTTGGGTATTGATAGACTTGAAGCGACTGCATCAACTGGAAACGTCACAGCTACAGGTAATGATTCTGTAAGTATTCCACAAGGAACATTATTACAGCGTTCAGATGGAGTTCAATATCGAGTGACAACAGGAGGTATAACCGCAAGCGGAACGGTAACACTACCAGTAGAAGCGGTTGATTTTGGGATAATTACAGACGCATTAGATGGTGATTCATTATCTTTCGTTTCACCTATTGCGGGCATTGATTCATCTGCACTTGTTGCCTCTGGCGGTCTTACTGGTGGTAGTGACATTGAAAGTGACGAAGCTTATAAAGCTCGAATATTAGTTCGCAAAAGACAACCGCCTCAAGGTGGAGCAGAGTATGACTACACCACATGGGCGAAAGAAGTCGCTAGTGTAACTCGTGCATGGGCTACAGGTTTAGAGGATGGCTTAGGTTCGGTTCGAGTCCGGTTCATGATGGATGATAAATACGCGGATGGAATCCCATTGGCGGGCGATGTTACAACTGTCCAAGATTACATAGACTCAACAACTCGCAAACCAATCACAGCCGATGTTTTAGTATCTGCACCAGTAGCCGAGCCAGTTGACATTGATATAACACTAAGCCCTAATACTCCAACGGTTCAAGATGCAGTAACCGCAGAATTGAACGACTTATTTTTCAGGGATTCAGAGCCAAGCGGTACTATATTATTGTCAAGGATACGTGAGGCGGTATCTGTGGCGAGTGGCGAGTCTGACAATACTGTAACAGATCCAGTGGCTAATGTAACAGCAAGCGCAACAGGTAATATTTTAACAGTTGGAACGATAACATTTAGCTAATGGCAAGAACACAAGAACAGTTTAGGCAAGCTCTAGCGAATAATCTTCCACAAGGTGAAGCGTTTAGAGCTAAAAACATGGCTGAAACAGTCATGTATAAATTACTGTTTGCATTGGCTTATACATATTGGTTACTCGATGAAAGGGCATTTGATTTAATAGATGAAATGTTCCCTCAAACGGTGTTAGAGTCACTTGATGAATGGGAACTTGAATATG